GGTCTTCGATCTGGCTAACGCCAGAGTCAAAATTACGCTTCTGTGCACCTTGCCCAAGTCCCGCAAGGGCGCGCTGCTGCTGTCGGTTGAGCGTATCGAAATAGTCTTGTGCTGCTTGGCGCGCCGTCAAATACGACAGACTGAGCCTTTTAACGGAGTCCGCCTGCTGTTCATTCAGGAGCCTGATATTCGTTGCGGTGTTCCCGCGCAATATCGCAAGTTTCGCCTCTTTCTCTACGATGTCTTTTTCGTTATTGAGCGCGTCTGCTCCGCTCAATTTACGCTGCTTTAAGCGATCAATTTCCCGCTGCATCGCGTCGGCTTCGGCCACAGATTCTTTGCTGATTAGATCGCGCTTTTGGTCGTAGTAGTCGCGGTCACTGATCAATCCTGCGGCATGTTGCGCCTCAAGAATTTTCTCGGTATTGGTATAGCTGGCAACCAGTTGGTCGTTCGCGGCTTTGATCGTAGCAACGTCAAGACCGGATTTTGCCTTGTCAATCTGCAAGCTCGCATTGATTGCGCTTTTGTTTGTGAAATCCTTCTTTAGCTGGTCGAGCGCCAATTTCTTATCTGCGTCGCTTACAGGCGTGCCGGACATCTCCTTGGAACGAAAGCTTTGATTCAGCTCGTCGAGCTTTTTCTTGTATTCGTCAACGCTTTTTGCCCGCTTCAGATAGCCATCAACCACCGAGCTTGCGGCAATTCCTTGCTTATTGATTTCGGCGTTCAGAGATTCTGCATAAGCGTTTTCCTGCTCTCGGAAAATCTGCTTTACGAGTGCGGCACGCTTCTGAACAGTGCCGGCATTTAGAAACTCATCCTGCTGTTCCTTGGTCATTCCGAGAGATGCGCGGCCGCCAGAGCTGACGAGCTTCTTAGCGTTCTCTATCTGTCGATCAAGCTTTGCCAGCTTTTCCTCGGAAGTCTCTTCGCGTCCAACGTTGAAAGCTTTATCCCAATATTCGGACCAAGCCTTCTTTCCACTGATAAGCGCCTTCTCGATCGATCCAAGACCGCTTTCCAACCGGGCCGCACGCTGGTTCAGCGCGTCATAAATGATCCCTTGCGCATCTGCAGCGCGTCCATTTTCCTCGAACGCTTTGATTGCCTCATACTGTTTTGCGGTAATAAGGTTCATGGACCGGTTGATCTCCACCGCAAATTTCGCCGGCTCGCTCGCCATTTTCGCGAAATCTTTAGCAACGTCCTCCGCAGTTTTTCCAGTGATTTGTGTGTAGCTTGCTGCGGCTGCTGCTGCGCTATTGAACGTTTGTGCGCTGATTTGCCCGGTGCTGATGAGTGCTTGTGCGAGCTCGCGGGCCGTGCCAACCGTCGCCATGCTACCGGCGCTGATTTGCTTTACCAGGTCATTGAATTGCCCTTCCGTCTTCCCGGCATAGTCGCCGGTTTTTGCAAGCGCTTCAGCGAACTCCTTGCTCTGCTTAGACCCCTCATAGAAGGCGTAGCCCAAGGCGGCGGCGGCACCGGCCGCAAGGGTATAGGGATTGACCAATCCAAGCACATATCCGCCTAACGCCTTCGCAGCAGGGCCAATGCCGCCGAACACATCCTTCAACTGCCCACCCTGCTGAATGAATACAGTGAGCGGCTTCTGTCCAGCCTGCAGGCTGGTTACGATGTCTGTGACCTGCGGGCCGACCATGCGCAGATTGTTTGCCATCTGCGCGGCAGAAACACCGGCTTTGCCCTGCTTGTTAGCCGCCGCATCCAACTGGTCCAGGTACGGCTTGAGCGCAGTCGTATCAACCCCGCGCTGCCCGGCCAGTACCTTGTAATACTCGGAACCGCTTTTGGAGCCAGCCTCCATCGCGGCGATTTGCCGCTGGATGGAGCCGATCATATTGCGGGTGGCAGCATCGACCTTCTGCGCGGCCTGGTCGCCGCCTTTCCCGATAACCGCGATTCCGTCCGATGCCTGCTTTCCAGCCTTGGATGCACTGACGCCAAGGTCAGCAAGGGCACGCTTACCCTTGGCAGCGCCAACCTCAACGCCGGAGCTATCAAGCTCCGCGACGATCTTGGCTGTACCGATTACATCCGACATGTCGCTCCCTTAGTCATTTTTCGCGCATCTTTGCCAACGCCGCATCCTCAAGAATGCGTATGTCGTCTTCCATCTGGTCATACCGTTCTGGCGAAAGTCCCAACCTGTCCATACGTCGGTAAAGAACGTTGTAGTCCAGACCAGTACGAAAGCCATCCATGCCTGCATGGCGCCATTGGGTGCCCATTGCGATGAACATATTCACTGCAGGCAGGTTGTCGGGCCAAACATCGACAGGCGGGCCGCTCGCTTCTTCAACCGTCAAGCCCCATTCCGCAGCCTCCGCAGCGGTTGGGCCTTCGGCGTAAAGAGCAGCGCCCGCCTCCATCAGTTTTTTTCGCGGGCCTTTACCAGTTCAGTGACATAGGCCTCGAAAATCGCCTGCGGCGCGGTGATGTAGTTCTGCGCAAGCTTGTTCAGATTTTCTTCGGTGAACGCATCTACCAGTTCCCAGCCGGTCGCCATTTCGAGAATGAGCTTTGCGTCGCGCAAATCCTCCGACGACTTGAAGAACGCATCCATCTCGTCGCGCGTCCGGTGCTTGAAGGTGAATTCGACTGGATCGACATCGCTGCCAGCAGCAGCAATCGTCACCTTCGCTTTGAAGGTGGGATCGGGGTTCAACTTGAGTTTTGCCATGATCAGGATGCGTAACGAGTTGCGCGGCCTTGCACAGCAATGGTTGCGACCACCGCCATCACTTCATTTTGCGTGGTGCTTGGCGTCTCGTTTATCGAGACAAAGCCGTTGTAATAGATGAAGCTGCCGCCAGCCAGAGAGAAACGAATTGCGCGCACAAGACGATCTTCGTTTGCCTTCGCGGCTTCCACGTAGCCCGGCAAAGTAGGATCATCAGCCAGGGTAAGCGTGAGCCGGCGCGGGCTTTTGTTGGTCGGGATTTCGGATTGCTCATCGCTTTCCAAGAATTGGTAGGTTGCGAATTGCTGTTCGCCGCCGCTGGTTGCGGTATTGAGGATCTGAGCCATCTGTACAAAGGTCGTTACCTTGCGAACGCTGCCCGTTCCTGCGCCAGGCGGGTAAGACGTGGTGTCCGATGTGTCGACGCCCTCAATTTGGAACGTGTTCGTATCGGATGCTGCAACTCGAACAATGCGATTGTTCAGTTTTGCCCAGCCAGAAGTCACCTCAACGATGTCGCCATCAACAAGGCCGTGCGCCGTTGCGGTGACCACGCCGGGGTTGGCGTTGGTGATGGCCGAGACAGTAATTGCCGAGCCGTATGCAGATGCAATGGCGAATGTGCCGCCGTTCGGGAGTTTCACGGACATGATTAATACCTTTCAGAAATGAAAAACCGCCCGTAGGCGGCGATTGATTTCTGCGAGGCATTTGGCGCGCGCTTTACATTGCGCGCCGCGAGGCAGTGTTGCGTTGTTACTGTTTTGTGAGCCACTTCTCCCACGCGCTCAAGCAGCCCTTGAGCAGACGAATAAGTGTTTCGTGCAGTTCTTTGGTTGTGCTATTCACGTCAACGAGACTCCATGGAGTGAGGCTGCATAAAGAAGGCCGCTCTAGGCGGCTCGCTTGGTGGTCGCCGGAAATGGCGGTTAGAAAATAAAAAGGCCCGCCGAAGCGAGCCTTTGAAAAATCGTCTTGAAACTACTTACGGGAGATCCATTCGTACCATCTCTTATCTTCCCCGCCAACAAGCGGGCTCCTCAAATACTTGAAATCCGTCTCAAAGATTATTTTCATCGTCTGCAGGTCGACAATGTGTGCCTCAGGATCCGATCCTTGCTCTTGATAAATCAACTCATAAGCACGCTTGCATTCTTCGAGAGTTCCGCGCATAACGAAGTCGTCGAACCCACCAGCCGCCTCATTCGGCCACCAAGAAAACAACGCGAAGTCATTCATGCGCCTCTCCTATTTTTAGTTTTTGTATTTTCACAGGTTATTCGAACCAGATGCTGAAATCCTGCGATGTTCCGTACAGGAGCGTGTCTTCTTCATACGTTGCAATCGGTGCGCCGATCGGGATTGCGCGCAGCGTTGTATTGGTCACGAGCGCATCTTCAACTTGGCGTGACAAAGCAGCGGCAGCAGCGCGCGTGCTGGCCCAGCAATTCAACTGGAAGCGTCCGTTGCGCTTGCCTACTACAGCGGACTCCATGAAGCTAACCACCTGCCCGCCCACTTGTTGGAATGTCAGATAAGGCACAGCAGTTCCGGCCGGGGCGACATCCGGGAATATCGAGAAAATACCGTTCGCGTCTGCGGTGACAAGCGACTTGAGTGCCAGAAACAGATCGGCTTCAACAGTCATGATCTCAGCCCCGCGACAACCTCTTGGTAGCCTTGCGCATATCTCGCCTTCCCCGCCTCAATCGCATCATTCGCTCTCGCATCAAACGACGGCCGAAGGAATGGATGTGCCGGCGCTCTGCTAGTGCCGAACTCGACCATAAAACCGTAAGGCACCTTCTGGTGGTTCCACGCAATGTGATACGTGCTCTTTTTTTCGTCGCTGTTGTCTTTGCTGAAGACCTGATAAATCGCGCCTTTCAGACTCTCCGGCTCGAAATAGTATTTCTGGCCTGTTTTCTTGAACGACGATCCGTAGAAAAAGTGGCCCTTCAGTGAAACCGGGACGCGTACCTTTGCTTCGTCGTAGAACAGTTGCGCAGCGGCTTGCGCCCCAGGGCGCGTCTCTGCCTTCATCCCATCGACAAGTCGATCTAGCGCGTCATCCGTTGTGCTGAAATCAAAGCCCATGCGGAATGCATCAGCCATTCACGACCTCGCAGGACAAGTCCAGCCGTTCACGCGCCTGCTCATCAGGAAGCACTGCCTTGATTTGAAACTTGGTCGTGCCAAAAACTACGCGCATTGCCGCAGTGACGTCAGTGCGACGCCGAATTCGGATGCTTACCTTCACAATCGACGCTTCGGCGTCCGACTTGATCGACTCGACACCTGACAGATAGCGAATGTCAGCCCAGACTGTCGCGACATCGGCCCAAGTCGTTACCGGCTGGCCGATTTCATCTTGACCGCTCTGCAGCGACTGGATCGTGATGCGGTTGCGCAGTCTTCCGGCTTGCATTACATACTCCAGATGCGACTGGCATCCAACAGGCGATCAGCGAACGGCATTTGCACGAGGTTCGTCAGCGCTGCGACGTTTTC